AATACCCATATCGAAACAATCCCTCTATACAAGGTACGGTGTACCAGAGCCTACAGGAGACGATGACGCTTTTATACGGTCGTCCCAGACTGGCATGGACCCGCTTGCCCTTGCTATGGCCGATGAGAGTAAAAAAAAAGCCCGGAGGCCGCTCTTCTAGCTTTGGAAGATGATGAACACAAAAAACTTTCTGAGCTTGACCGGCTTGTCGGCAGGTTTCAGGACGGGACCCTGATCTCTATAGGGAAAGCCATGGCGGCGTGGATCCGTTCCCTGTCGCCTGATGGGGCGCCGCCAACTTTGGAAACTGTACGCACAGCTGCTTTCCCAGACGTATCATCTGATCTCTTAACCAACACAGAAAAGCTTCTTGCAGGGTCGCTGCTCCTTGGCATGGACCACGCAAGCCCCGACACCACCCTTGCAGACAGCGACTACACCCCGCTCCCCTTCGATGAGGCGATTAAGTTTTTGAAAGCGCGAGTGAGTCTCACCAAAGCAGAATGGGCGGCTTTGGAGCCAAAGCTGGCGTTCCGCGCCTTCACTATGGCAAAGCTCACCCAGTGCGACTACATAGAAGCCGTCCGGGGCCGTCTGGTAAGCGCCCTCGAAACAGGCGAAGGCTTTGACCAGCTCTGGGGCGATGTAAAGGCTATAGCCGAATCCGATGGCTCCACTGTTAAACCCGGCTATTGGGAGACGGTATACCGCACCAATGTGCAGACCGCCTACAATGCGGGCCGCAGGATGCAATTTGACCGGGACCCGCCGTCAGCCCTGGCGCTCATGGTGCTGGAGGATGAGCGGACCAGCGCCATCTGCCGCCCCCTTGCAGGGCTTGTCCTCCCCTACAATCACCCCTTCTGGGAAGACCACTGGCCCCCCTTTCACTTTAACTGCCGCACCACCGTACGGGGAATTTATGACTACGAAGTGGGCCATGTACCGGTGCAGAACGTCCCCATGAAGCGCCTGCGCAAGGAGTTCCATCCGCAAAGTGGGTTTGGGGAGAACCCAATTAAAAAGGGTACGTTTTACGATATTACTGATGCCATGCAGCATCGGGCTTTACACTATGGCATCATGAATGACCTAAAGTTCTTTGCTGAGAATGCTGGTTTTAGAAGTGCTAGACTCTTTGCCCCCGATTCGCTCGATGGTTTTAACCTTATCCAAGAGTATCCATCTGGAGGGAAAGTGTATAAACATGAAAGTCATAAAGGCAAAAAACTACCCGAGGAAGATATCGCAAAACGTCTAGCAAAAGAAGGACGAGAAGTAAAATTACTACCTCGCAGTAATCATTTAACAAGCCCAGATTTTATAGTTGATGGTGAAATATGGGAACTTAAAAATATAATTGGGACATCAACAAGCATTGATAATGCTTTACGAAATAAGCAATCGGAAAACATTATACTGGCTATTAAAGAGAAAAAAGATCGAAATTGGATATTCGATGAAATCAAAAAGTCTTTAAAGCGAAGAGTAAACATTAAAAAGGTGTGGTATATTCTGCCTGATTTCAGTGAAATAATAGCGCGCCAGTAAATGAAGGGGTTCGCTGGGTCCTATAAGATATACTTCCCTGCCGAAAACTCTTACAGGCACTTTCCCAAGTGAACCTTGATATGATATGGCAGGATATCACACCCATCTAAAATATCGTCCATATTTCCTCATTTGTCAACACTACCTGCAAAATCACAGTATTAACCTCCCAGACCCCTTAAAAATACCCCCATTCGAACGAAATTCTAACAGCTAAAATCAATCGGATAGGCCTAGGTGGTATAATTTCACCTCCCGCATAAAAACCCCCTAAATTTTGCCGTTTTTGCGTTGTGCTCTGTTTAAGCAAACCGGACGATAATTTGGCATGCTCAAACAGAAGCCTCCGCAAGCCCTGTGTGAGCTCTCAAAAGCGGGCAGTTGCTCGCCGGTGCAATTCCGGCAGGGGCTTCAGTTTTTTCGCCCTCCCCTTATGCTACATTCAAGCATCACCGCCGCTATGACCGTATCCTGCAAAGTATGAAAACACGAGTGCGAGAACTGGCTAGGCCAGGCATCTTTGGCTCGGCAGACAACCCGCAAATTGTGACTGAAAAGGACCTGCAGGAGATTGCCGAGACCTTCCCGGAGATAGGTAAGGCGCCAGTCACCTTTGGACACTGGCCAGACCCCGCCCGGCCAAGGCTGGGGAATGTCATATCGGTTACCTGGGACCCTGTCGCGAAAGTCTTATCAGGCACCATCGAAGAGCAGTACGAGCTTGCTAAAGCGGTCGATGAAGGGTACTACCCAGATGTTTCTATCGGCGCAAAGCGACGGGCTGTAGACGGCAAGATGTACCTGCATCATCTGGCATATCTGGGCGAAGAACCTCCGGCTATAAAAGACCTGGTATCCGCTATCAATAAGGAGCTCATGCCTGACATAGCCGCCAGCGATTTTGATGGTGCCGTGTCGCTCCCTGATCCCAAGACAGCCCCCATACCACAAGCAGATTTCACGTCCGTACAATCCCCTACGGCGGATGAGGGGCTCGCCCTTGCTGACGGCAGTGCTCAAGACCCAGTGCAGGCTGATGCAGTCGCCCTGGAAGCACAACTGCGGGCCCTCAAAAAGGATGCAGTCCTTAAGGCGGCTCAGGGGCGTATCCCTAAGGCAAAGGAACCTATCCTGCTGGCTCTGGCAGACAGCCTGGATGTGCGGGAGTCTTTGGAGCTTTCCGACGATACCGGACTTAAGCGAATGGTTTCAGCCATTGACCTCTTGGCGGATCTGCTTGCAAGCCTGCCTCAGCCGGTAGCAGAAGGCCGGCTCCAGCTTTCGGACCCAGAGCCGATTAAACCCATCAACATGAAAACCCTTCATGTGTAGGAGTGTAGGAGGAGAACATGAATGCAGTATTAGGAACTATTGATTATGGCGCAAGCTCTGTTATTAGCGCCATCCACCCCCCGGTCATAAAAACCATGAAAGCAAAGACGGACAACGGAACCCTCGCTGCAGGGCTTGTGGTTGCCAAAGATAGCATCGGCGATCTTGTAGCGTATGAGCCTTTAGGGGATGCGCCACTTAACGCAGCGGTCGGCGTCCTTGTTCAGGATTGCGACACCAGCACCGATGATGCGGCCCTGGTTTTGCGCCATGGTACGGTTGTCCTCGGCAAGCTCAAAGTTGGAATTGGCGCCCCTGCATCGAGCGACCTGGATGCCCTGGAAGCACTGGGCATATTTGCCATTGACGGCGCCCTCAATGTGAACGCCCCCCCCGCCAGTGAAATTCCTTCCCTAGTACCGTAAACAAAGGAGACTATAATGGACCTTAAAAAATTCTTTACCCGTGAGTCGATTGTTGACACCCTTCAGCGGCTGCCTGAGCTCAAGACTCCGGTCATGGACCTTCTGTACACCGACCGGCGGAACCACCCCTTCCCTGTGGTAGGGTACCGGGATCTGAACCTCCCTGCGGGGAATATCCCCGTGGTTCGTCGGGGAAGCCAGAGCTATCCCCTGAATCCTGCCGGCGGTAAGATTTCGATGATCGAAGTCCAGCCAGTAAACCCCAGTGTTTATCTGAGTGCCGCAGACCTTAACAATCTGAAGCTACTCGATCCTCAGGGTCAGCAGGCATACATCGATAATCAGATCGATGATCTCCGCCGGGCCTGCCGTGCTACTGCGGAGGCTCTCTCTGCCCAGAGTTTGACTGGCAAAATCGCCTACCCGCTCCGGGCCGATGCTGGCGCGTACCTCACCTATGAGGTCGATTTTGGCACCCCCGCATCAGTGACCGTTACCAAAAAATGGGACGACGCAGCCACCAAGGTGGCGGATATTGTAAAAAGCCTGGGCCAGATTATCGACACCCTGAGGAAAACTGCCCCTGCCATGGATGTGCGGTTCCTTTGTGGCTTTGATGTCTATGCGGCCCTGGTTGACAAAATCGGCGCCCTGCCCAATAGCTCCATCGCCCAGGTTGGAGCCGATTTCATCAGTATTGGCGGTGTGGCAAAGATCCAGCTTCTGGCTGCGAATTACATTGACCTCACCACCGGCACTGCGGTGAGCGCCATCCCTGCAAAAACTATTCTGGCGGTAGACCGGTCGAGCGGCTTTAAGCTCCTCTACGCAGCCCTGGACCAGATGGACGCGGGCCTTGTGGCCTTGCCCTTCTACGCCCAGCCTGTAACCACTCAGGACCCCTCGGGCGTAAAGATTATCGCAGAATCCAAGCCCTTACCGGTGCCCAATGTAAAGGGCATTGTGAAGGCTGAGGTGTTGATCTAAGGATGAGCGAGGCCGGTGATGGAGTTGACTGACTTTGATGACTTACTGCAAAGCAGGGGTACTGCGGGCACAAAAGCCTATGCACAAAGCCCGGTCATAACCGGAAGCCCCATCACCGCGGAAGAGGTGCAGGCGCGACTATCACCGCGCCTGTATGACCAGCTCTCTGAAGGATCGCCCGATACGGTGGTCCGTGCCAGCGAGCGAGCGGTTTTGCATGTGTCCGCCATTTATAGCCGGCTTGGGCTTGCGCTTAACATTGATGATCCGGTGAGCCGCGAGGTTACCACCCTCTTTACCATCTACGAGCTCCATCTGGCACTGGGGAATGAAGAGGCGGGCCGTGAGTACCGGCTTAAAGCAAAGGATCTTATTATTGCGGCCTATGGTGAATATCCGGAAGCAGAAAAACCTACCACTGAAAGCCCGGCACTTGGGGCCCTTACTGTGCCTGCCAGGAGGAATTGGCCATGATACTGGATGTACTCGCCGATCGATTAAAAGACCCTAGCATCCTGGATGCAATTGGAAATAGGGCGGTCTCTCTGGTGCAGAAAAATATCGAAAATGGCCCCTGGGCTCAGAATACGCCACTTACGGCGTCTGTTAAGCAGGGCAATAAACCATTGCGTGATCGGGGACAGCTCCTGTCCTCAATTACCTATCGCGCCGAAACGGGCAAAGTTGTGGTTGGCACAAATCACCCGGCGGCGGAGCTCCTGCATAACGGCGGGACGATCCGGCCGGTGCGGAGTAAGGCCCTGGCAATCCCCGCCGGGCCCTGGGTACGCAGTCTTATGCGTGGGGCCGATCTGAGCCCTCGCATAATGCTCGACCAGCTTAAAGGTTCAGGCTGGTCAATCTGGAGGCAGGGAAACGTAATCATGGGCCAAGAGAAGGGGAGTAAAAACCCGCTACCGCTTTTTATCCTGAGAACTGCCGTTACTATCCCGGCGCGGCCTTTTATGCGGCTCCCTCCAGAGTCGGTAACGTACCTAGAGACGTACCTGCAAGAGAAATTGCTGAGGTCATGAAAAGTGGACACGATGTCCAATTTCGGAGGCGGTGATGACTACTACAGAAGCTTTAGACCTTTTTGAATCCCAACTCCGGTCCAGTGTATCGCGGCTTGGCGTAAAAGTATTGCGCTCCCCCTTCGCGATCCGGGAGCCAGGCCTTGTTATCCGCATCCTGCCCCGGAAGCCCTATCCCCTCAGTAAAAGCCCGGCAGATCGGAGTTTGTCCCGTAAGGCTTTAGCCGTGAGCGTCCTCCTATCAGCCCGTGTCGATAGCGACAGGGCACTCAAGCACTACCTGGATGTGGCGGACCTCCTCATCGATACTAGCATCGAGATGAACCGTCTGATGCGGGCGGCTGAAGCAATCCCTGACAGCCGGATTGTATGGGCTACCGGCCAGGATGATGCGCTCTATGAAGACCCTGCAGACGATGCGGTTGTGTGGCTCCGGGATGAATGGCGGGTAACCCTGTATATACCGTAAGGAGGAATTCGTAATGACAAGTCAGGATGCAATTAAAAGCGCCCCGGATGTAGTAAAGATACATCACTATGAGGGCGGCCGTCTAGTGGCTACCGAGTACAGAAGCCGTCTTGGCACAACCATGGAGCGTCATAGTAATCAGGATGCCCAAGCGGAATCCTTATATACCGAGGATGGTGTAAAGAACGCCGACCCGGATGAGAAGCATAAACGGAGGTAATCATGGCTACTGAAATGTTAACTCTTATTGGAGATGATGCGACCATCGAAAAGGTCGAGTTTGGTACCGAGCAGATTGGCGATGGCACCAAGACTTTTGACGACCTGGCCGGTGGTACTGGAAAGGGCAAGGGTGAATGGCTCATCACCGCCAAAGCCTCCACTGGCTCCATCTTTGGGTCTCTTAAAGTAGGGGACCTCTTCCCTGCCGACGGTACGGAAATCCCTGCTGTAGGAGACAAGGCAAAACTCGTCACCGCAACCCCCTTCCTTGATGCTACGAGCTGGTCAGCAAGCTTCTCCGCAAAAGAAGTGGAAACGACCCGGCTCATCAATACGGTGAACACCTATCGGAAAGGTAAAGCCGATGCTGAAGGCCAGGTGAAGGGAATCTTTACCCTGGGAGTTACCGGAGAAACCGGAGGCCTCTTAAACCAATTTGTCAAGGTTATTAAGAAAAGTGGTACTACTGTAACAGTGAGCGAGATCAGCTCCGCGCCAATTTACATCCGTGGTGTTATCCGCAACACCAACAAAAGCGGGGAAGTGCTCGCCTTCCTCTTTGCCCAGATCGAACTGTACGGTGTGAACCTTGGCGCAGAAAGCGGAAACAAGCAGGAGTTTACCAGTAAGTTCCGCTTTGTATCTGACCCTGTCTACTATGAACGGACTATCTAAGCAGCTAAAGGAGCATTGTGAGTATGGAACTTGAGTTTAGCGCAAAACTGACCTATGTCCCCAAATTTAACGGCAACCGGGACGCCCCTGCGGCGGACCGCTGTAGCGTGGTATATCGAAATCCTACCCCGGCGCTAAAGAGCCGCCTCCTCCCTAAACCAGAGCTCCGCTTCAGGTACGACTCTGATGGTCGTGTAGAGGGAGGGGAAACGGTAATCACCCAGGACAGGAAGGCAATCATCGACGGCATGCTTATCCGTATCGATGGGCTCTCATACAAGCTCGATGGGGAGACCCGACACATTACGGACGCAAAAAGCCTCTGGGAAGCGCCCATCATATTTGATGAGCTCATCGATGAGCTTGCGGAGCATTTCCGCGCTGAACTGGAAAAGAAGATTGACCAAAAAAACTGAGGATTGCTTACCGTCTTTTTAAGGATGGTAAGCATAAGGCAAAAGTGCGGCCGGACCGGCTCGACATGCTCCTGCCTACAGGGGTGGCCGATCCGGCTACCGGGGAGCCGGTATTTATTACCTACCGGGACATCCCCATCTATGTTGATGAGACGTTTTACCAGGCATACAGTTGGTACGCCATGGTAAAACTCTTGGAATATCCGCCCTATCCTGGCGGATGGATGGACTGGCCAAGCGTCGCTGTCGATGTCCTCGCGGCCTTTACCTATGAGCAAAACCTTATTGAGCAGGAAACACTTGAGAAAAAGCCATGACCGAAGAAAAACTACGGCTAGAAATACAAATAGAAGTTGGAAAGGCGCTGGCCAACCTCAAGACTACTCAAACCGATGTTAAAAAACTCGCCCAGGACGTTAAAAGCCTGGGCCCCTCCTCCGACCAAACGAAGGCGATTGTTGCCAATCTCAATAATGAATTGCAGTCCTCCGCAAAGTTTGCCCGCCTTATGGGCAATGAATCGCAAGGCCTAAAAGAGCAGCAGCAGGCGCTACAAACCGCCATGCGCCAGCTCATCGATCAGGGCCTTGACCCGCAGTCAGATGAACTGCAACAGCTCAAACAACAGTATGAAGAGGCTGGTAAAAAACTCAATTCTCTTGGCGAAGGGGCAAATACGCTGGAAGCAAAACTCGGGAAGCTTGCTGAGTCCGGGGCGCTGGCAGCCATGGCACACCAGGTCGCAAGCTTTGCGTCCGATGCGGTAGCCGCCTTTGCTCAGGCCGAACAGTCAGCGATGCGCCTTGAAATGGCTATGGCTATGCGGGGTGATAGCGGCGG